TATCTGGGAAAACTGCTGAAACCAAGCACCAGATTGAGCAAGAGCTATTATGATGACAAAAATTAGTCCCTGTTTATTCATCAGACTGATTCTCTATCGAGTCAAACTTATCTAATGCTCTTTGCTTATCAGATATTGCCCAAGCCCATTTACCAAAATCCTCGTTTCCTGGGAAAATCTCTCTTTCGTTAAGTTCTATACCAAAAACAACCTTCGGCTTATCAATTTTTCTCTTAAAAACCTCATAGGCAACTGTTCTTTTCTCTGTAGGTTCAATCTGCTCGTACATCATTGCCTTTTCGCCTCTTTTATAGAACTTATAGATATACGTATTTTTTCTTATTTCTTCTGGTAATAAATCCATTATTCTACAAGTTTTTGTATTTTAAAAATCAAAGATAGCAGACTTACTACTGGGTCAATTACAAGCTGTCTTTGTGCTTGGTGGTGTGCTACCTCGACAACTACCGCAGGAACTATCTTAGCATATGATGATTTGTTCTTCATTATCCACTGTATGAATTCTTCTCCCAAGGCTGCCATCACATCATCGACCTTAGATGAGTATTGACCTACTATAACCTGATAATTACTGATCGGGTCCTTTGAAGTAAAAATCATATTGTATAGGTCATCGTAAGACCAGCCAGAATCTCTAACTCTAGAAATGTCTATCTCCTTTACCCCTTCAATAACCCAAGACTGTATCCTATTTAAAGAAGACCTTAAATCAGGAAAGTATTCCTTCTCAAACTCGTCGAGCGAAGCATCGTCTATAGAAATTGAGAGCTTACTGAGAATTAATTTAATCCTAGATCTCCATTCTTTTCTGAGAAATTCCTCCTCAGACTGACTAATGGGGTCAAAGTTGATTACTTCAAATCTACTCTGTATAGCCTCAGGTACCTTATTTAGCCAATTACAGGTAGCTACAAATCTAGTATTCGAAGCAAATTTTTCAATAGTTCCTCTAAGGGCTTTATAGAATTGATCAGAAGCTCCATCAAACTCGTCAAGAACAACTACTTTCTTGGAGGATTTTCCGTCCATAATACTCATAGTTGAGCAAAAATCGTTGATCTTGGTACGAATGGTATCTACCGAACTCTCATCAGATACGTTGATGAAGATGTGGGGTAAACCGTTTGAAAGTATTTTAGCGAGTGTTGTCTTACCACATCCTGGAGACCCAGCTAATAAAACGTTATGGTTAAGACCTTTATTATCAAAAAGCGATCTGATCCTGTTTGGCAAGATCATATGCTTAATTTCCTTTGGTCTTAACTTCTCTGTAAGGAGTTGATCTATCATAAAAAGCTCTTTACTCTTGTACAGAGAAAAGAGCCTTTAGTTTCCCATTTAGAACAGTTTAGACATATCGTCTGATAGGGTTTTGTCTGTTCTAACCTCTATAAATCTCGGTAGGAAAAGACTTCTATTTTCGTACTTATCTGTAATTGTAACATTGTACTGGACAGCAGCTATTTTACCTACCAGATCATCAGGATTCTTACTTAATATTTCGAGATCCTTATCAGTGAATCCAGCACCTATCTTTACGTTAAGGGTTTTTGATTGGTCTGTACAAACCAATCCTCCGATATATCCCTCTCTTTTACCCTCTCCTGGGTACCAGCCGATTATCTCAAGGTCACAATCATTAACTTCTTTAAGTTTAATCCAGCTTTTACTTCTCTTACACTCATAGAAATGATCATTCTTACAAATCACACCTTCACCTCCATCGTCAACGATTCTCTTATAGATAACTAGTGTGTCTTCCATTGAATCTACCTCCCACATCTGGCCAAGTCTAATATTGGAATCCTCGGGTAGAAAATCCAACGTCTCTGCAAGAGACCTCCTTCTCTCTGTATACAGTACAGAGCCCTTGCCACTTTCAAGCGTTGTATTGTCATCCAAATCAAACACATTGAAGAGGAAATTGTCATCTATATTGTCAGGGGCAGTTCCTTTTAAAATCTGTGTGACCTTTCCGGAAACTGACTTTCTATCAAAATCCGTTAACTCACCATCATAAAATACATTAGTGTATCCAGCCTTATCAGAGATCACTGAAAGATCCTTCGAAATCTTGCTTAATTTAGATGAGTCCAGCTCATTGAATGCACGAGTATAAAAAGAGAATGACCTATCGGGATTCATCATAGCTATAACACGAACCCCATCGTACTTCTCTTCACAATAGATTTTGTCCCAAGTTTCAATCTCCCCCTGTTTGTCCGTTGCAAGCATCAAAGAAGGATCCGGGATAATTTCACTCCCAACCGCTTTATTGATTAGCTTAGCACCTAGTCCGATATTCATCCTTTTGGTTAGTACTTTCATGAGCATCTTCCTTATACCTAGATCAACGTCGCCGTCAGGATCAAAAGTGTGTTCAAGAAGATCCTCAGCCCTTTGCCTAAGAGAATCATTTGCAGCAGGTGCAACTTTAAGCTCTTCCACCAAAGTTTTAAATGTGTTCCAAAACTCCTCTGGATCTCTCTGATATTTTCTTCCAGGAGTATGGGTATTGATATTTAACTTGTGGAGTTTTGTTGTAATAAACGGGTTAAAACAAACATCCAAAAGGTATTCCATTTCGTTAGATAAATTTTCAGAAATGAGTGTTTGTTTCACCTTCTGGGATCCGTTACCAGAAAGTCCCTCTATCTTCATGAATATTTCTAGTTCTTTCTTCATATGTTTTTATTATTATACAAATCTAAGAAACCAAAACGTACTAAAAAAACGATCTAAACTAAGATAGGTTCTCCCGATCGACTTGTGATGACCCAAGAATTTTTAAGTAGTGTCGTGTATAGGCTATTAGAATCAACAGGTACTGCTCCGGATACCTGACAAACCAAAGAACCTGCAACATTGGATATTCTCAAGCAATCAAGATAAGACACATCATTTGTTAACAAAAGCATGAAAACAGCACTAACAGTATCACCTGCACCAGACACATCAGTCACCTCTATTTGAATTCCATCAACCTGTTCAAAATCTGAATTCGTCTTTAGCACCATTCCATCCTCTGAGAGGGTAAGTAAAACACCACTAAAACCAAAAGAGTCCATCAAAGAATCCATCAGTTTCATAGTCCGTTTTAGATCAACTCCTTCATGCTGTGGGATGTTAAGGGAAGCCTTAAACTCGCTGAGGTTTGGTTTTATCCAGGTAGATCCTGTGTATTTAGAAAAATCCTTATCCTTCGGATCAGTAAGTGTGGGTATACCAAGATCAATACAGATATCAGTCATTTTACGTATAAGTTCAGAGCTAAGCATCCCCTTTCCATAGTCCTGTATAATAACACCATCCATCTGGTGTATAATGTCATTAAAGGATTTCAATACCTCGTCTTGAATATCTGGTATCAACGAATCGCTTGTCTCGGAATCTATTCTGACAATCTGATGGTTATTTCCAATAACCCTAGTTTTTTCTACAGTTGGTCTAGACCAATCCTTTATCATTAAAGAATGTATATTCCTTTGGTTAAGTAAATTATCGATTTCTAGAGATCCCCAGTCGTCTCCATAAACACCAAGCAACCAGCACTCAGATCCAAAAGAAGAAACATTTTGGGCAACGTTTGCAGAACCACCCAAACAATATGTTGAATTTGATTTTAAAACCACAGGTACTGGAGCTTCCGGAGAAACTCTATAGACCTTACCATAGATGTAATGGTCTAATATAACGTCTCCAACTACCAGAATTTTCTTTGAAGATAGAAGATCCTTTAGATCCATTTAAATAAAATTTATAAAGTGAATGTATCGCCTCCGCCTTCTTCTCCGCCTTCAGATCCAGATTCTTTAGCTTTTTCCTCAGCAAGCTTAGCTTCGGCTTCCTTATATTTCTCGTTCTTTTTATACTCGTCCATAGTGAGCCCGAGATATCTCTTGATTAAGAAGTCCTTGTCAAAATAAGATTCTTCTTCCTCACCAATTTTTTGCTTCATTTCACCCAAATCGTTAATAAACTGAGTTCTCTTGGTATAATTCTGAAGTTGTATAAATTCTTCAAACAAATTCTCCCTAGTAAAATCTAGTCCCAAATTGGATTTAAAAGATCTATCTTTAGAAAGCTCCGGAAAATCTAGACACATCTGGATATAAAGAGGCTTTACTAATATTTCCTGGAAAATGGACCTAAGTCTTGTCAAGAATTTCTCAAACCTAATCTCGTCTCTTTCCAGTTGATCTATACTAATCTGGTAATTAGCTGGTGTTCCACTTCTGAATGAGAATCTAGCGTAAGGTATTTTAGAATCCTGCTTTAACTTATTATAGAAGTATATGACATTATCCATTACATTGAAATCAGGACCATTTGGATCAAGTGTTTCAATCTGTGGAGATTGTCCATCCTTTTCTGGAAATAAGTAGTTTTTATAGAATTGTACCTTCGGTCTTCCATTTACAGTCAATTCACCAGAAGAATCATTTATTTCCATCTCCTCCTTGTATACGGACATTAGCTGTCCGAGGGTTTGCATGGCTTTTTGCTGTGATTGACTACCAACAGGTATAACAAACTTAAGTCTATACGAGGCATTCATCACATTCCATATTACCCTGGTATTTTCCATGATCCTAAGAATGTTATAAGATCTTATCAATCTCTCAACATAACTTACTCTGGATATAGTATTCCCCTTGGCGTAAGAGATGTATATTACCTGTTCACTCTTAAGCTTTCTGGTCATTTTAGTGTCTTCCGGATACTGGATCCAGATTTGCTGGAATTCACCGTTAGGTTGTGGCTCAGTAGCAGGTTGTAGAGATGTCGGATCAAGCTCCTTAAAGCCAACAATTTTTTTACCATCTGTTGCATACACTATTTCAAAGGCAAGAAATCCATCAATCAAGAATTGCTTGAAATATTGCCATCCAAGAATTCCTTGTTGAAACCCAAATAACATATAAAGATTTCTATATGTTTCATCCAGTTTATCAACAATCTCTGGTTTAAGGTCTATGTTTGAAAGCGAAGGATAACCTATAAAGTTCTTATCATCATAATTGATAGCATCATCGGTTAATGTGTCCAGGATAAAATCAATCTCTCCATTGAGTGAGAATTTTCTTAAGAAGTCTCTTTTTCCAAGGTAATCTTTATCGAAATAAGCAATGTATTTTCTTACCTTAGTGTCCTGGTAACCTAAAGTCCAGTAAAAAGCATTATTCTCAGTAAAACCAGTTCCCTGTTCATTGAAAAAATTAGATTCAGTAGCACCAACAGCCTGAGAATTACGGATAACCATATCCTCATACTCCATCCCAAATTTTCCTACCTTAGATAAATTTTTATATAAATTACCTAAAAAGGATCTTTCTGCTACATAATCTAAAAAACCTGCCATTTTCTATCTTTATTCTTGTGGTGCTTCTTCTCCTTCTCCGCCAGGAGCTTCTTCACCCTCTGGTTTTTCTTCTTTCTCAGATTCAGCCTTCTTAGCTTCTTCCTCTTTTCTTTTTTCTACTGCCTCCTTGTTAGCCTTAATATCGTCAGCATTCATACCTAAATGAGATTCAATTAAATAAGCTAAAGAGAAGAAAGGCTCACCGGTATCGTCAGTAAGGCCATACATGCCATCGATTTGTTCCTTTTTCTTTAGCATTGTTTCTATTTCCTGATTTGTTCTAAAAGGATTGTCAGAAACAAACTTAAGACCGAGTTGGCTTTTAAATAGATAGTCTTTTTCCAGTTCAGGGAAGTCTTTACACATTTGTATCCACAAAGGCTTTATCAAGATATCCTGGAAAATAGATCTAAGTCTACTTATGAACTTGCCGAATCTTATCTCCTCTTTATCGAGACCCTCCGCTCCGTTCGAATAGTTACCTATAGACCCTCCGTCAGGACCCTGGAATCTAGAAAAGGGTACTTTTGATTCCTGAACCAGTTTGTCGTAGAAATAAGCAAGAGGCTGTGGATCATTTAGGTTTGGTCCAGCATTGTTAATAGGTTCTATAGTTGGAGTTCCATTAACTCCAGAAGGCATAAGATAGTTCTTATAAAACTGTATCTTAGGTCTACCATCAACAGTTAACTCACCACTTTCGTCATTGAATCTAATATCTTCCTTATAGATACTCATAAGCTCGCCCAAAGTTTGCATAGACTTTTGTGGAGATCTAGATCCGATTGGTACTGTCATCTTCATTCTAAACGAAGCATTCATAACAGACCAAATAACCCTAGTGTATTCGATAATTCTTAGTACATTGTAAGGCCTAATAAGTCTTTCAACATAACTAACTCTAGAAACTGTATTACCCTTTGCAAAGGAGATATAAATAATTTGTGAATCATAAAGCATTCTTCTTTTATTTATATCCTTAGGGTATTGGTACCAGACATTAAGATAAGTTCCATCTGCTTGCTTTTCAACAGATGGCATAAGGGTAGTAGCATCAAGTTCCTTAAATCCTATTATACTCTTACCTTTATCGTCATAAACAATCTCAAAAGCTAAGAACCCATCAACCATTAACTGTCTAAAATATTGCCAGGCACTAATATCATCATTAAAGCCAAACATGTCGTAAAGCTTCTTGTAATTCTCGTCTATACGATCCTTTACTTTATCTTTAATTCCAGTTAGATTCAAAAAAGCAGGATGTGCAAAGAAATTATAAGAATCGAAAGTAATGGCTTCATCACAAACAGTATCTAGGATATACTCTATTTCCGGATTCAGTGCAAATTTTCTTAGGTAGTCTCTTTTTCCCGAGTATTCTTTGTCATAGTAACCTATAAACTGTCTGGTGGTGGTATCTTGTCTACCTAAAGAATAAAGCAAACTCTCGTCATCGATAGATTGCTTCTTCATGAACTCCGCCTCGGTAGTACCAATAGCCTGGGAATTCTTAATTACCATGTCACCATACCTCATACCAAAGTTGCTGAGAGACTTTACAGACTCTCTGATTCTTTGTAATATCGGGTTTCCACCTTGGTTTTCGTTAAATCCGGCCATTTAAAATAATGTGATCTAGTTTTGTATTAGAGACTAAACATTTAATTTCGATCTATAATCATTATATATCCCATTAACCGATTGACCCTCTATTCTAAAATTGGAAAGATATGGTATTCTAACTAAATCCTCGTAGTCGACAACTTTTACACCGCTAATAAATTCAGATTTAAATCCAGTCAAAGAAGTTTTCCAACCAGTTCCCTCAAGTAGCCTTTTAAAGGAATTCGATATATTAGTTATGGGTAACTGCGAGTTGTATGTGGTATTGCTATTTTCTTTAAACAGTGAATAATACTGATCCCAAAGTTTAAAAAGTATATTTCCTCTATAGTCGGGAGGGATAACGTTTAAATCAATAGAAATCATTATCGATGTATCCTTATACTTTTCCTTTTTTAGGAAAATAAAAAGGGGGTACCTATCTATAAAAGGATGGGAGTCCGAAACT